AATCAAAACATACTACTATGAAAAAGCTAATCACAATCATACTGGTAGCCTTATCTCTATCAGTAGCCGCACAAACAACGATTCAACCAGATACAATATGCATTAATGCAACTGGTGAAATTCAATTCGTAACAAACACACCAACCTCAACATATCAATGGACAGTCCTTGGTGGAGGTGGATCTATATCAGGAGGTCAAGGAACTAACTCGATTACAACTGACTGGGGAGCAGTATCAGGACTTTATCCTGGAGCAATCTCTGTAATTGAATCAAATGCAAACGGATGTCCAGGTGCTCCAGTTACATTGGATGTTTATTTACTAGATCTAGGAATAAATGCCATTGGACCTTTTTGTGCTGGTGACCCAACAACTACTTTAGTTGGAATTCCTAATACAGGAACCTTTTCAGGAACTGGCGTAATAGGAAATGCATTCCAACCATCTTCTGCTGGAGTTGGAGTTCACGTTATTACATACAGTTTAGCTGGTTGTAATACAACTATAAATGTTATTGTTAATACTGGACCAGTTACTGGACCTATACAACATTACTAAAAAAGAAACAATAAATGAAATGGATATTCCTATTATTACTTCCATTAAACTTATTTGCTCAAGAATCTTACGATAACTGCTTAGAGATATTACCACAACATTATCAAGTAGAATACGACGCCGATAAGTCCTACTATTGGAGTGTACCAAATGCTGATATTGTAAGTTATGATAATAATTCTATAACAATACAATGGCCAGATAGTGTAGGAACTTATATAATATCTGTCTATACAACTCGTTTTACATGTGAAGGCGATACATCATATCATCAGGTCACTATTAAGGATTGCCCTTATTTACAAATATATGTTCCTAATGCATTTACACCGAATGATGATAATCACAATGAAACATTTTATGTGCATGGAGCGGATGATGACGAGATAAAATCTATGATAATCTTTAATAGATGGGGAGAGAAGGTGCATGAAACTAATAGCAATGAACCGTGGGATGGCGAAGATTGTCAGATAGGAATTTACACATATTCCATAAAAACACATAATCAACATTATACAGGAAGAGTCACTTTAATAAGATGAGAAAATTACTAATCATATTCTTTTTGCTTTTAAGCTTTACTGCTAATTCGCAATGCATATTCAATCAATCGGCTACGGTAAACCCAGTAGGTCCTTATATACCAGGTCAAACAATAACCGTCACATATACATTAGGAAACTTTACCGGAATAAACATAAACTGGATTCATGCATTTGAAATTAACTTAGGTGTAGGATGGACCAATCTAACTCCAATAACTACACCAGCAAATGCAGGCGGATCTATCGGTAATTGGATATGGGATTTACAGAATACCTATCCCGGAGGTTTTAACTTCGGACCTGGTTGGAGATTCGTAAATACAGGAACTGCCGGATGGGGTACTAGTTCTGGTGGACCATTCACTATGAGTTTTCAAGTAACCGTAGGACAAACATGTACACCAGATAATCTAAGTATTAGTATGCAAGTTTTTGATGATTGTACTACTGGTGGCTGGGCTAATGGTACTTGTTGCGTAGATCCAGCTTATAATATCTACAATGGTGTTGTTCTAATAGTTCTACCATCTACTTCGACTATATTTCATTATTAAACTTTTTTCATAAAGCTACATATAATAATTAAACTATACCTATGAATTTCCACGAAGACGACAGAGCCCAAAGATTACTCGATGTATTTCCTCTTGATAAAGGCCAAATAAATATAAGCTACATTAATTCAACCGAACATATCGTTGCTTGGCATAAACACAATATCCAAACTGATTATTGGATTTGTCTTAAAGGATCTATCAAAGTAGGTTGGGCCACTAAAGAAAATGGATGTGAATTCAAATATCTTTCTGATAAAAATCCTCAAGTATTAGCCATACCTCCTGGAGTCTATCATGGGTATAAGGCATTAGAGCCTGGGAGTATATTAGCCTATTATGTAACTGAGAAGTATAATCCGGCTGATGAATTCAGAGCAGATATAGGAGACTTTGATGAAGATTGGGGTACTGAAAATAAATAGAACTTTCTGTTAACACAAATTTAACCTAAATTTAATATACAAGAAGAAACCGAGTGATCAGTGTATTCATATATAATATATGGAGAAACAAATCGATATATCACCAGTAATATACATTGCTTTGATAATCATTGTATACATACTCGGAATCTAATCATTGTATATAATATAATATCGCGATATGAGCCTGCCTGCGGGACGTCGGATAGTACAGTCCTAGAAAGTCCTCCTCGATCGCAACAACGACCTGATGAAACAAGAATATCTTAACATCATATAATTATTAAAATAAAATTATGGAAAAACGTATATATGAGATGCTGAAGACACAGGCTGAGGCAGAAAAAGCAAAAGCATTATTAACTCTTGATTTGTTAGGAAAACATCCTGCAGGAATTGGCGATCATTCTACTGCAGATTTCTACAAAAATGCAAATGATGCATTAATGATGTTAGTAGATGCAAACGATAAGTTAGAAACTTTATCAGAACTAGATATATTCCAAACAAAACTATGAAGAAGGAAGACGAAGCAATCTACGGAGTATTAGCACCATGGATATTTATATTCGGGATATGTGCCATACTCTTTATATTAGTAATAGTAGATGCAATCTTTAATTTAGGTTTATCGTAATGGATGAATCAGGACTATTGATAAGTATACTTCTAGCAGCATTCACATTTGTATTAGGATGGTTAATTGGCATAGAACGAAAGACTAAAATGGAACGAGATCTTGAATTCTGGAAAGCATATTCAAGAGAACAAGATAATGAAATCAAATAAATGGCGGTAAACATATTGATGTACTACATAGGATTTGGAATAGTAGTACTTGCCATGATAATTTATGTAAATAAAAACAATAAGATGTAATACTAAATTTACTTAACATATAGAGATAAATAACTTACTAACTAATTAAAAACTCTAACTATGTTAAAAAACTTTTTGGTCTCGTTAACCCTACTTTTATCGTTAAATGCATCTTCACAATCTTCTTGGATAAACATTCAATACTTATCTGATAATTATCCATCAGAAATTAACTGGGAATTATTAGATTCAACCAATACTGCTGTAATAGAAAGCGATTCTAATTATATACTGAATTCACTTTTAGATACCACAATAACTTTAGATCCTGGCACTTATGTCCTTAATGTTAACGACATTTTTGGAGATGGTTTAGGTGCTAGTCTATTTGGTGGAACCGATGGTTGGTTCTTAATTCAAAATGACTGTCAAGATACTCTAGCATTTGTTGCTGGTGATTTCGGAACATTATATACAGAAACTTTAACGATTGCTCCTTGTGCTCCACCGACAGGAGGTTGTTTAGATTCACTTGCAACTAATTATAATGGATACGCTGCTTATGATGATGGATCTTGTATTTATGCACCATGTATAGGACTTGATACTTTTTATGTAGAAACTTATTGTACACTTAATGGACCAGTCGTTAATTATACGTGGGATCCTGGTTCAAATCAAAGTTGTAATGTTGTTGCATATACAAAAGCAAAAGACAATCCTAATGATCTAGGAATCGATTGGTATCCTTACCCTGCAAATTGGTCAAACACTGGTATTACATTTTCTAATGCTGATCCATACACTACATATTATTTTATAGCAGAATTAGGTGATGGTTCTTATACAGATACATTAGAAATCTTTACTGATAACTGTATTCTTGGTTGTATGGATTCTCTTGCATTAAATTGGAATCCATGGGCTAATACTCCTGATGGTACTTGTACTTACCCTGCAGCTAATTGTGCAAATGGACAAACTAATGTTTTAGTTATACTTACACCAGACACTTATGTAGGAGAAACTTCGTGGGAGATTACCGATACATCAGGTACAATTTTACAATCATCTCCTATGTATACTCAAACTGGAGTTCCGGTAGTTACAGAAACTTGTATTGCAGATGGTACTGAAATTATTTTTACATTATATGATAACTTTGGAGATGGAATGTGTGGATCTTGTTATGGTGGTGTTGACGGCAGTGTTGTAGTAGAAACATTATGTGGAGATACTTTATTATCAATACAACCTGGTAATGCTGATTTCGGAACAGACACGACAATTACTCATATAATTTCTCCATGTATTACGAATGTTATTTCTGGATGTATGGATGAGAATTATTTAGAATTCGATCCTTTAGCTACTATTGATGATAGTTCATGTACTACTCTTATTGTATTAGGATGCACAGAAATTAACTCGATAAATTACGATCCATCATCTAATACTATGGCAAACGTTCTTAACTGTGATTACGAATTTATATTAACTGATGGTGCTGGCGATGGATGGTTCGGATCTTGGATTGGAGTTGTTCAAAACGGTAGTTCATATGGTCCTTTTACTATGGATCCTATAGATGCCTTTGAAAAAACAATTACACTTTCATTAAGTTCTGAATATCCAGTAGAAGTTTTATTCTTTACTCAAGGTAATTCAGCTTCAACTGCCGAACAATGTGGATTCAAATTCGTTAGCCCAGATGGAGATACGTTAATTGAAGGTGGAACAAATCCATGGACAGATCCTTTATTTCAATTCCCATATAGATATTCAGGTACTCCTGATTGTGGAAACTTTTGTATTCCTATTGTTTTAGGATGTATGGATTCGACATCTCTTAATTATAACCCGTTAGCAAATACCGATGACTTATCATGTATGCCTATTATATTAGGTTGTACAAATCCTTTAGCATTTAATTATGATTCATTGGCTACTCTCGATGATCTATCATGCATTGCACTTGTTAATGGATGCATGGATTCAACTGCATATAACTATAATTCTTCTGCGAATACTAGCGACGGAAGTTGCATATATCTAGGATGTACAGATATTATAGCTTGTAATTACGATGTTATCGCAAATGTAGATAATGGCGGTTGTACATATCCAATACAATACTATGATTGTTTAGGTTCTTGTTTAAGTGACATTGATGGAGATGGAATTTGTGATGATCTTGAAATACTTGGTTGTACAGATCCGTTATCTATTAACTTTGATCCAATTGCAACAGATGATGATAATACATGTATACCTTACATTTATGGATGTACAGATTCAACTCAATTCAATTACAATCCTTTAGCAAATACAGATGATAATACATGTATAGCTATCATTTTAGGATGTACAGATCCTGCTGCTTTTAATTATGATGTTAATGCTAATACCGACGATAATACATGCGTTCCAGTAATTATTGGTTGTATGGATATTACCATGTGGAATTATAATGCAACGGCAAACACATCCTCAGGTAATTGTATTCCTTTTATATATGGATGTACCGATTCAACTTCGTTTAATTACGATCCAATTGCTAATACAGATAATTCAACATGTGTACCTTTCGTATACGGATGCTCAGATAATACAGCATTTAACTTTGATCCATTAGCAAATACGTTAGATAACAGTTGCTGCTACATATCTGGATGTACAGATATATATGCATTAAATTATAACTCAAATGCATGTTATGACGATAATTCATGTATAGAAATCGTTAGTGGATGTACCGACGTTGCAGCATACAATTATAATTCATCTGCTAATGTATCAGATTCATTATCATGTTTATATAATGCTGGTTGTTATGGTGGACCAGGAATTCCATATTGGTTAAACGATGGATGTTATGCATGGGTAATCGATGTTGATGATTATTGTTGTACAAACAATTGGGATGCTAGTTGCCAATCAATGTATAACTATTGTCAATTAGGCTGGCCAACTGCTATAGATGAAATCAATTCAAATACCATTATAGTTTATCCGAATCCTACTACATCGATATTAAATATAGACACTCATTTAGATATAGAAATCAAGATCTATAATATGACTGGTGCTTTAGTTTATGAAGGCACAGATAAACGAATAAATATAGCAGAGTTCTCTAACGGAGTTTACAACTTAACAATTACATATAATAAAATGTTACTTAACAAAAGAATTATTAAACAATGAAAAAACTTTTAATACTATTTCTTCTTATTCCATTAATATCATTTGGACAGGAAGAAAAACAAAACGAATTTAGAAAAACCTTAAAGAAGACCTTTAAGTATTCAACTTTCTATGGAGCCTTTAACGGAGCAAATTCATTATCAGACGTAGATGTGTATTCAGTTACAAATGGTTTAGAAACTAATGTTGTTAAAACACCATTTGATTATTCTCTTACATTAGGTGTAAGAAAGATCGCAAGGTTAGGTTATGAGAATAGAGCAAACACTTTTTATAACGGAACTGAAAATTCATTTAGCGATGCTGCTACTATTGGAAAAATAAGTGGATTTGAATTTTTATTCGAAGCAGATTATCGAAGAATACAAGGGATTAATTATTTAGATCAACATCATTTCTTACGATATGTTGCTGATGATTGGATTATTAAAATGGAGTATCTTCAAGATGGCTTTGCTGATATTAAATACACAGAAGCTTCTCAAAGATATAGGTATAAAATTGGTAGAAAGCTATCATTAAATATAGGAGCAGTTCAAAGGGTATCAGAACCTTATGGATACGATCCTTTAGAAGAATGGTTATTATCTAATGGTAATTTACATTATACCAATTTGGCAATTCAAGAAGGATATTCTATGGACTTTGACGGGAGTGGAGGAGTTGGATATTACAATCCATCAGGAAATTTAATTGCTGAGAATACTGAGGTATGGGAAGCAGTTGTTATACCAAATGTATTATCTGACTATACCGAAAGAAAACGAAGCGAAATACCTGCACAATGGAATCATTCGTTAGTTATAGGATTTGATTACTATCATTACACAAAAGATTTTTGGTTGCATTCATGGGGTAATTTAATGCCTTATCATTATAATTCTGGAGATGAATTTTCTTACCATGCATTTAATGAAGGACAATGGTTAGATTATTCAGGTGGTTTGATATTCGGATATAAATTTAACAAGCACTTAGGTGTATTTCTAGAAGGTAAATATAATAAATACTGGAATAGAAGCTGGCACAACTTTTCAGTAGGAATAAATTACATTATACTGTAAGGATAGATAATAAAAGAAAAAATTCGAAACAATAATTATGGCCTCGAAGGAATTGAATGAAAATACAGCATTTCAAGTAAGTATTAAAACTTTATTAGCAATTGGAACTGCTATGGCTACCGTCATATCGATGTGGTTTATATTACAGGCTGATATAGAAGAAGCTAGAAACTTACCTGTAATAGAGATACCTGCCCCTGAAGTAACACGGATGGAATTTGATATGAAAGATCAAATGATTAGAAACACTATACTTACTACTCAAGAAGATGTAAAGGAAATAAAGGAAGATATTAAGAGGATTGAAGAAAAGTTAGATAAACTTAGATAACAATATGAAATACTTAAACTTATTAGTTCTAACGATATTCCTTTATACAGGAACTTCACTATACTCACAAACAATTGATATTGGTGATGGAGTTACTGTTGCACACTTTAATGCAGGATGGAATGATGCAAACTCAGTGTCATGGATAGGAGATCTTGAAGAATGTAATGTAGTTAAAGTTGATATTGTTGCTTATAAGAAAATGCAAACAAATCATAAGATCGTTGTAGTTCCTACTATTATACTTTTCAAGGATGGTGAAGAAATTAAAAGATGGCAAGCAAATGTGTCTTTCAAAATAGAAGATGATATTGATGTTATACAAGAAGCTGTTGATGAACAAAATCTTAGCGACTTCTAATGTTTGATCCATACGATGAAGATAATGATTGGTATCCCGATCAAATGATATAAAGTCTCTACTAAATGTAGTGACTTTTGCTGTTTATAATCAATTGTTAATAAGTTTTGAAAAATAAGTGTCTAAAAGTTTTTTTTTGCCACCAAAATGTTTTATATTTATATTATAATAATTAAAACACTAATAAACAAACTATGAGCACGAGGAAAAAGCGAAAAGACCGAAATCATTTAATATACCAATTAACAAACACCGTAACTGGTGAAAAATATATTGGAGTTACTGTGGTATCGGGTAGAGCTTACTTAAAATCACTTCGTTCGAGGTGGATTCGTCACATATACAAAGCCGCTGTATTACTCGCAGATTATCCTATTAGTGAATCAATCAGAAAATATGGTAAAGAATCTTTTGATCGTGAAATTTTAACATTAGTTAGAGGAAAGAAAAACGCATTTCAGAAAGAAGCAGAACTAATAAATTCAATAAAACCTAAACTTAACACACGAATGCAAAAATGTTAATAACTTTCAAAAATAAATGAAAAATAAGTATCAATATATTTTTTTATTCCACAAAAAAGTATTATATTTATATTATAATAATTAAAACAATAACAAACAAAAACAAACAACTATGGCAAAATCATCAAGAGGCGGATTAACAGATTATGAAAAACAAGACGTAATTTATTCACAATTCAAAAGAATCATTCGTAAATCAGAGTGGGAAGAACGTAACCCATCTAAACGAGAACTTACACTCGTTGAAAAACTAATTAAACGTTCAAAGGAAGATAAAGCAAAATTCATTGCGAAACACGGAGATCCTGCATTAAAGGAAGAAAAACAAATTTCTCATAGAGTTTCTTTCTATAATCCAAACAATCCACTTAACGGATCTTCATCATGGAGTAAACAAAAATGGTCAGAGTATAACGCAAAAGTAAAAGCCGATCTAAAGGCGAAACAACTTTCATAAAAAAACATATAACCATTATAATATGACAAAGGAATTCAAATATACAACACAAGAACATTATCTAGATTTTGTACTCAAATGTGAAAATGATGAAGAGGACGCAACTCAAAAATTAATGAATCATGATACAGTGATGCTTATCTTACAACAACGTATTCTCCCAGAAGATTGGGCGATAGAACGTGCATTACCTGAAGTCGAAACAATGCTTCATTATTTTTGCGATGTAGAGGAATATGAACTATGCCAAACAATTATAAACGTTTGGCCAGAGCTTAAAATCGATTGTTAATAACTTTTGAAAAATAAGTATCCAAAAATTTTTTATTTCACTAAAAAAGTATTATATTTAATTATAACAAAAAAACAATAATAAACACAAAAACAACAACATGGCAGAAACACAAAAAAGAGCAAGATTGAAACTCGTAAAAATGAAGGACGTAAAATTCGATCCTGCAATCTTCAAACCAATGAGAACAAAAACTCCGGTTGATTATATGTTTTCTAGCGAAGGTGGGTTTTACCCGGCAACTAATTATATGTTAGTTGGAGATCCAGGAATCGGAAAATCAACCTTCGGGTTAGATATTATCGCCGATGTTCAAAAGCACAGTAGAGGTAAGAAAAAAGTATTATTCATATCTGGCGAAATGAATCAAATCGATATGCACGGTTACGTTAAACGTTACCCAAAATTCAAAAACATCGAAACTCTCTTCTTATGCGATTACCTCGATTCAAATCCGAAAGATATCATCGAGAGAACATTCAAATTAGGTTGGGATTTAGTACTAATCGATTCATTCATCGAAGTTCAAGAAGCAGTTCAAGCTTCTAACCGAATAACTCGAACTCATGCAGAAAAATGGTTTATCGATTTAATGGTTACTCATAATAAAGGAAAAAATAAAGGAAAACATTACACATCATTCTTAGCTATTCAACAAGTAACTAAAGGCGGTAATTTCGTAGGATCCAATAAACTTAAACATAATACAACCGGTATGTGCGAATTACGTTATTCAAACGAATTTGCAGGAGATCGTTATATTAAATTCACTAAGAATCGTAGAGGTGGACAATACGAAAAACTTTATTTTGATCTTGAATCTACTACTGGTTGCGTAAATTACGATATCAAACGTTTAGAAAGAGACGAAGAAATTAAGAAACGAATCTCACAAGAAAAAGATAATATGCTTAAAGAGGAAGAACTATTCAATATGATGTTCACTCGAAAAGAGCAAACTAAAAATGAAGAAAATGAAACTAATCAATAAGTCAATCATATAATAACTAACACAATAAAAAAAGCAATAAATGAATCTATCAAAACAAATCAGTTCAGAGCATTGGAGTTCTTTCAAAAACTCAGCTTTCAACAACCAACCTTTAAGGAAGGAAATCAATTTAGCCGAACTAAAGTTCATAACATTAAACGACGTAGATTACTGCGGTTTGAAATTAGGAATGAGTAAACGAGCGGTTCGAGATATAATGAGTATTCTCGGTTTAGCAAATACATTCGGTGGAAAAATCAATAATGTATTCGGTGAACAATTCACACAAACACTTCTTAATACAATGAAAGATGCGATATCCGTTAAAAAGAATATATCAGTTACTCTTCTTGTATCTCCTAATCGAATCATTCAACGAATTCATAAATCTGGAAGTTCTTGGGTGAGTACCGATAATTTCTTCGATATCCTCGAAACTACTATCGATAAACACGGTCTTATCGTAAACAATTGCGAACAAAATAACGACGGTCAAATTATAGTTAAAACTACAAATCCAAATTCTGAGTTCGATATCAAAGGAAAAAATCTCGATTCAAAACAAGAAGTTTTCCAAGGAGGATTAAACTTTACTCGAACTTATAACGGTTTAGAAGTTGATCCATATCTATATAGATTATGGTGCGCTAATGGAATGGTAACTAAAGAATTCGAAGAGAGTATTAAAATGACAAACATTCAACCTAAAGATTGGGAAGCATTTCATAAAAACCTTGAACGAATCGAAAAGAATAACTTCCAACCTCAAGGATTTATCAATAAAGTTAAAATGGCTGCAAACACTCCATGTTCTTTATCAGAAATGCAGAGAGGAATATCAATGATTAAGAATGCATCAAACATCGATGATAATTCAATTCAACCGTTCATACCTTATGGAGAAACTTATAATTCATTCAAGAAAATGGGTATTCAACCAACCGAATTATCAAACGGTCAAAAACAAAATGCACGAACTAACGTTTCAATATGGGAGTTAGTAAATGGAATTACCGATTTTGCATCTCATGATTATGGCTTCGAAGTAAAAGATCAAGAAGAAACTAGAAATCGTCTAATGGTTGACGCTGGGAGTATTCTAACTAAGAATTACGATACCCAAAACCTACTTATTGCTCAACCTTTCTAAGATTAAGTAATATATCATATACATTATTTGTTGTTTTGTATATTGTTTAAGAGGGCTTCTCATTGTGAGAGGTCCTCTTTGTTATTGAAAAAGTCCACTATATAAATATATGTTTGAGGAATTTAGGATCAACTATAGATCCTGAGTAGATCAAGAAATATCAGCATGTTCCGATATATGGATAATCAAATCTTTGTTACCTTTTATTAAACGATGAATTCTACCTTTCTGAATGAAAATAGGACATTCATCAGTAATATCTATAGGCAACTCATTATCAAATTGGAACTTCCAATCTGTATTAAATAAAGGTTTAACAACTCTATCAGATTCATCCGTATGCCATTTAAGTAAGTGAGATTCTGTATCACCTGGAAACTTTCTTACAATACCAGAATTATCTTTGGATACGTTTGTATACGGTTTGTTATTTTCGAAAGTACGATCAAATTCTTTTTGATCACAATCTTTGCAGGTTTCTACCATGGATCGTTAGTTTTAAGTCCTAATTGCTTGTAGAACAGATGAACATTACAGGACCACCATCCGCTAGCATACTGATCTTTCTTAGATTTACAATTATGTCTTGCTAGGAATGCATTACGATTACCTTCTTCTTGATGCTTCTTAATCATGTTAACCCCGTTCTTATCTGATCTTTCTCCAAATCCGATTTGCACAGCTTTAACTAAACCAGTATCTGGATCTTTGTCTCCTTTAGGATGTGCACGAAATACGTGAAACAAATTATTTCCAATAGATGGTGGTTGCTTCTTTGGATCATCTAATTTGAC